CCCTCCTGGCCAGGGAGCTGGCGGTTCAGCAGCCCAAAATCGACTACTTCAACGAGCTGGTGGAGCGGAACCTGCTTCTGAGCCTGCGGGAGACGGCAAAGCTGTTGAGCGTGGGGGAAAAGGCCTTCATCCGCTGGCTGCTGGAAAACCGGTACCTGTTCCGGGGGAAGAGCGGGAAACTGCTGCCCTATGCCACGCGGCCCAACAACGAATGCTTCGAGGTAAAGGAATGGTTTGACCGGGAAACGGGAAAGGGAGGCGTGCAGACGCTGGTGACGCCGCGGGGGCGGGAGACCTTCCGCCTGCTGCTGGAAGGGAAGCCGGAGAGCGGGCTTTGGAGTTTCCCGGGCGGGGGTAGCATCCCGCTGCCACCGGAAATGACGGAGGAGGAAGCCAGACGGGCCGAGGAGTGGTATCTGACCGGATATTTCAAACAGGCAGACAGGGAACAGAACCGGCAGACGGCCGGATAAAGGACAGAAAGGACGGATTTCTATGGCAAGAACCATTGACAGCGCCAGGCGGGTCATTTCGGGCACCTGGGGCGAGCTGTGGATCGACGGGGAGAAGGTGGCGGAGGTCTCCGCCTGCCAGGCCAAGGTGGCGCTGAACAAGGAGACCGTCAACCTGTGCGGCCGGTTCATGACCACCCACAAGGCCATGAACGCCAGCGGCACCGGGAGCCTGACGATGCACAAGGTGGACTCCGGCTTCGCCCAGAGGATGGAGGGCATCAAGCGCGGCGTGGACCGGCGCTTCACACTGATTTCCAAGCTGCGGGACCCGGACAGCTACGGCGCGGAGCGGGTGGCACTCTACGACGTCAGCTCCGACTGGCAGGCCGCCGCCGTGGGCTCGGTGACAGCCCCCTTCACGTTCAGCGACTACGAATACCTGGATCAGATTGAGGTGCAGTAACATGGAAGAGAAAAGGACGGATTTGTTGGCGCTTCTGCTGAGGCCGGAGCTGCCCAATGTGCAGAAGGAGCTGCCCACGGCGGAGTACCGCGTCAAGCGGCTGAGCGAGGCGCTGGGCACGGACGTGGTATTCAAGCTGAGGGCGCTGCCCTACGGAAAGGTAAAAAGCATCCGGGATTCGGTAGCGGGCGACCCAGGGCTGGATATCCTGCTGGCCGGCTGCGTGGAACCCGACCTGAAGGCGAAGGAGCTGAAGGAGAAGTACGGCGGGGCCACCCCGGCCGAGACGGTGAAGGCCATGCTGCTGCCCGGAGAGATCGAGGATCTCAGCCGGGCGGTGGAGCGGCTGTGCGGGTTCCGCCGCATCACCATTGATGAAGTAAAAAACGCCTGACGGAGGGCGGCGACACAGAGCTGGAGCTGGCGTACTACCTGTTCCACAAGCATCACTGGACACCGGAGATGTACTACGGCATGGGCCAGGGAGGCCGGGACCTGACTCTGGCGTTCGCCCTCCATGAGGTGGAAGAGGGGAGGGAACCCGGCTAGAACGGCGGGCGGCCACAAGGGCCGCCCCTACGGCCGTGCGCCCAACCCGGAGCATGACAGAAAGCGGGAACGCGGGCCGATGTGGGCAGAAGGTGAATTGCCCCAAGGGGGCAAGAGAGACCGCCCTGGGGCGTCGGCCCCTACGGCCGTGGAGCCAACCCGGAGTGTGACACGGAGAGGCATGGACACAAACGAAAACGCCGCCCCCGGAAGGGGGCGGCGGAGGGGCTATACCTTGGGCGGGATGCTGGCCCACACGGCCCACGCGATACAGGCCAGGGCGAGGGGCAGAAAGACGGCCTGGTATCCAGGGCCAAGGAAAGGGGCAAGGGTGAAGGAGAATACGAGCATGCCTGCCGCAGCCAGCCAGACCAGCCACAGCAGGCTGCGGCTGGTCGCCCGGAACCGGTAGGAGAAGGTATTCATGCGGGCGTTGAGCGCCTCCAGCTCGGCGGTCTTTTCGTTCAACTGGCGCTCCAGCTCGGCGAGGAAAGCGCCCTCCGGCGCGCCTGCGTCGGCATCCCGCTGGGAGTGGGGGCCAATGGATACAACGGCGTCCAAAAGGGTGTCAAGCTCTGCTGCAAGCTGCGCGCGGCGTTCCTCCGGCGTCATGGAAGCCCTCCCCCTTTCTATTTGCAGTTCGATTATAGCATACCAGGCAGGAAAGTCAACAGGAGGTGAGGATATGGCGGAAGAAGTGGGCATTGTCATGACACTGTACGACCGGGTGAGCCCAACGCTGAAAAGCATTGCCGGGAGCAGCAGGGCGTTTGACAAAAGCCTGGACGAGCTGGAGGCCAGCCTGAAGGCGTATGACAAGGCACAGACCGAGCTGGTCGGCCACTCCGCAAATCTGAAAAAGGCGATCGCCGAGACGGATGTAAAGGTCAGGGAGGCCCAGAAGAGCTACCGCAAGCTGAAGGACGAGACCAGCAAGGGCGCGCTGGACGACGCCATTGACGAGCAGGCCAGGCTGCGGCGGGAGCTCAGCGACACCGAGGCCGCCATCAAGGAGAACAGCGCCGCCTATCAAGACCTATACAAGCAGGCACGGAACGCGGCCTCCGCCATCAGCAAGGCCGACAACCGGGCGGGAGGCGAAAAGAGCGGCACAGGACTGGGCGGACTGGCAAAGGGGCTGATGGCAGCCGGGGTCGGAAGCCTTTGGAGCGACGCGCTGGGGAAGGTGGGGGATGCTTTCCTGAGCAGCGCGATCGGGGAGCCGGAGGCGCGTATGGCCTCCTCGATCCTGTCCGGGGCGGTTTCCGGAGGCTCCATGGGTGCGGTGTTGGGCGCGCCCGGAATCGCGGTGGGCGCTGTTGTGGGGGCCCTGGCAGGTGCGGTTTCAGGCGGCGCGGAGATCTTTGAATCAAAGGACCAGGCGTTCAAAAGCTACGTGCAAGAGGCGGCGGAGGGGCAGCTCTCCGCCCAGAAGGAGGCCGTCACCTCCGGTTCCTCCATTGCGGGCGGGCGGGAACAAAAGCAGATGGCCTTTACCACCCTGCTGGGCTCGGAGGAGGAAGCGGCGGCCTTCCTGGCCGACGTGCAGGACATGGCCGCCATGACCAACTACACCTACGACGAGATCACGGGGTACGCCAAGAGCCTGGTCAAGCCCTTCGGGGCGGACAAGTCCCTGGACATCCTTACCCCCCTGTCGGATGCGTCCGCCGCCCTCTCCCTCAACGAGAGCGACAACGCGGTGCTCATTGCGGGCCTGAGCCGCATGAAGCTGACGGACAAGACCACCCAGGAATACCTCAACTACTTCTCCGAGCGGGGCATCGATGTATACGAGGCCCTGAGCAAGTGGGGCGACGCCGCCGCGGTGGCGGAGAAGGTGACCCGCGGGGAGATCAGGGGCTCCGAGGCTGTGGAGGAGATCCTCGCCTACATGCAGGAGCAGTACGGCGGCCTGTCGGAGCAGATGGCGGGCACCTATGAGGGCATGGTGGACAACCTGGCCGACGCGGAGGCCAACGCAGAGGCGGCCTACGGCGAGGGCTACAACGAGAAGCGGAAAGAGGGCATCCAGGCCCAGATGGACTGGCTGAACAGCGGCGCCATGGACGAGGCCAACGCCTGGCAGGCCGAGCTGGAGAACACGAAGGAGCAGTACCAGCGGGAGGCCGTGGAGCTCATGATGGAGACCAAGGAATATCAACAGGCCCAGGCCGAGGGAGACGCCGCCGAGATGGGACGGCTGATCATGCAGGCCAAGGTGCAGGGCATGAACGAGTACAACGCATCGAAGGGGGCTCAACTGGCGCTGGAGTCGGAGCTGGCCCTGGCGGCCGCCATCCGGGACGATGCCAGATCCGATCAGGCGTACTGGGACGCCGGATACCGCAAGAGCCAGGAGTACAGCAAGGGCCTGGCGGCGGGAATGGCATCGGCACTGGTGGGGACCGGGTCGGAGACTACCACCGGACTGTCCG